TTCAATTGTCCAGTGACTATTATTGACCCTAGATATGATGACGATGACAATAGATTAATTACTACAATATTCAACCCAGAAAAAGGAGCTGAATATTTAACATATCTTAGAAAAGATTATGCTAAATTAAATAATGAAAAATCTTGATAAATTCGTATACAATGCTAAATTAGTAAGAGTCGTAGATGGCGATACTTGTGATGCTATGATAGACCTTGGTTTTGATACTTGGGTAAAAAAGAGAATCAGATTTGCTGGAGTTGATACTTGGGAATCTAGAACAAGAAATAAAGAAGAAAAGAAAAAAGGACTCGAAGCAAAAGCTTATACGAAAAAAATGCTAGAAAGTTCCGATGAAGGAAACTTTACTTTAAAATCATATGGGACTGGTAAATACGGCAGAGTGCTAGGTGAAATATTTCTCGAAGGAGAAGATGTTAGCCTTAATCAATTATTAAAAGAAAATGGTCACGCTTACGAATATCATGGAGAAAAAAAGAAAAATTTTGATGTTGCGTGATGAATAAAAAATGGCAAATATCAACAGCCAAAACATAAATAAGGCTGAAGAGGCCTTACAATTAGCATATAAAGACCTCATATCATTTGGAAAACTTTTTCTTCCAGATGATTTTATGAGAAGTGAAACTCCATTCTTTCATTATGAAATGTCAGATGCCATAGATAATAGAAATGTTAAACAATTAGCAATTATCATACCTCGTGGTCATGGAAAGACCGTACTAACAAAAGCATCAATAATCAAGGACTTTGTGTTCTGTAATGACAAAAGTAATTTTTTATTTTATGCTTGGGTTTCTGCTACCCAGAAGCTTAGTGTTGGCAACATGGATTACATAAAACACCATTTAGAGAACAACGACAGAATAAAATATTATTTTGGTAATCTAAGAGGGAAGAAATGGACAGAAGAAGATATTGAATTGTCAAACGGATGCAAACTCATTTCCAAGAGTAATGTCGCTGGGATACGGGGAGGAGCAAAATTGCACAAAAGATACGACCTCATCGTGCTTGATGATTTTGAACATGAAGCCAATACCATCACACCAGAAGCGAGAGAAAAGAATGCAAATCTGGTTACCGCTGTGGTATATCCTGCTCTTGAGCCCCACACTGGTAGGCTTCGTGTTAATGGTACTCCTGTTCATTATGATTCTTTCATTAATAATCTTCTTACTAATTATGCAAAATCTAAAGAAGATAAAAAGAATTTTGCTTGGAAAGTAATAACGTATAAAGCAATTACGGATGAAGGAGCCCCTTTATGGGAATCATTCTTTAATAGTAAAAAGCTTGAAGAAAAAAAGAAATTCTATGCTGATTCTGGTCAACCTCAAAAGTTCTACCAAGAATATATGATGGAGGTTATGAGTGAAGAAGATGCAGTCTGGACAAGAAAACATATAAAGTATTGGGATGGTTATTTTAAAAATGAAGATGGAATGAATTATATTGTTCTAGACAGTCAACAAATACCAGTTAATGTTTTTATAGGATGTGACCCTGCTACAGATATTGATACAAAACATTCTGATTTTAGTGTTATAATGGTTGTAGCGATTGATGCCAATAATAATGCTTATGTAATAGAGTATGAAAGACATAGAAGTATCCCAACCATAGGGAGCAAAGACCCTTCTACTGGAGAAATTGTAGGAAAGAAAGGAGTTGTTGATTATATAATGGAATTACATGAAAAGTACAATTGTACATCATCAACCGTAGAAGACGTTGCTATGAACAGAAGTATATTCCAAGCATTGAATGAAGAAAGGCGACTAAAGAATAAGTATCACATATCAGTTATTCCAGAAAAACCCGGTGGCCAGCAAAAAAGAAATCGTATATATAGCGGACTTTCAGCACGTTTTAGCATGGGAACTGTCTTTCTGCGCAAAAATATGTTTGATTTAATTAACGAGATTGTTACTTTCGGCCCTAAAATGGCTCATGATGATACAATAGAAAGCCTATTTTATGCATTAAAACACGCTTTTCCACCAAATTTTAGCCAAAACAAAGAAAAAAAATGGGTTAAAAGGATAAAAAAAGCAAAAAATTGGGTAATCGCTTAATGGCAAGCAAAAGTACACACAAAATTCAAAACCCTAAAAGCATGGGTAAATCATCTTTACAAACAAGAGCTAAAATGGGTTCTACACAAGTAGATGTAGGAGGCCCTAAACATTCCTATTGGCAATCTTTTATGCCAAAAACAAAATCATTTGTACCAAAAAAATTGAATGTATTGTATTCTCAGAGGAAAAAATAATGCCAAGATTCGGTAAAAGGTCAAAACGAAGACTGAAAGGAGTAGATGCTAGACTTGTCAGCGTTCTTAATGAATTAATAAAAATAATGGATGTTACGATTATTGAAGGATTGCGGAGTAAGGAGCGGCAGCAGGAATTATTAGCACAAGGGAAAACTAAAGTAAAGT